TTGCTTACCGACGCGAAATGCCGCGCTGCCAAGGCTACGGGCAAGGCCTACAAGCTTTCGGACGCGCGGGGCTTATATTTGTTTGTGACCGCCTCGGGCTATCGCTCCTGGCGCTGGAAATATCGCCTGCGGGGCAAGGAGCAGAAGCTCGTGCTCGGCAGCTACCCCGATATGTCGCTCAGCAAGGCGCGCGATTCGCGCGACGCTGCATCGCTGATGTTGCGGGAGGGCAGCGACCCGTCGCTGATGAAGAAGCGCGGGGCCCCCATCGGTACCCCTACGCTGAAGCAACTCGCGGAAGAGTGGATCGAGCAACAGAAGGTCACCTGGGTGGAACGCCACGCCCAGGACGTGCAACGCAGTCTCGAGCGGGACGTGTACCCGCACCTGGGCGAAGTGCTGATCACCGAGATCACGCCGCCGGACATCCTGCGACTGCTCCGCGCGATCGAGGCGCGGCCTGCGATCGAGACAGCGCATCGGGTGTGCCAGCGCCTGGACGCGGTTTTCGCCTTCGGCATCGCCTGCGCGCGTGCGACCAGCAACCCGGCGGCGGAGGTGCATGGAGCCCTTCGGCCGGTGAAGCGCGGCCGCCAGCCGGCGCTGCGGTCGATCGACGAGGCGCGGCAGCTGCTGATCGAGAGCGAGAAGCAACCCGGTCAGCCGCTGGTGAAGATCGCTTCTCGCCTGCTTGCCCTCACGGCCGTGCGGCCGGGCGTGATCCGGCTGGCGCAGCCGCACGAGCTGGAGGATCTCGACGGGGCCGAACCGATCTGGCGCGTCCCGGCCGAGAAAATGAAGCTCTCGCTCGAGCGCAAGGAGGACCCAGCGTTCGAGTTCATCGTTCCGCTGGCACCCCAGGCGGTGGCTCTGTTCAAGCTTGCGACTCGACTGACGCGGCCCGGGCCCTATCTGTTTCCGAACCTGCGACATGCGCATCGGCCGATGAGCGACGCGGCGATCGGGACGATGTACAACCGGCTTTCGGAATTTCGTGGGCGCCATGTTCCGCACGGCTGGCGCTCGACCTTCTCGACGACGATGAACGAGCTCGCCGAGCGCGAAGGTCGGCCAGGCGACCAAGCCGTCATCGATCTCATGCTCGCGCACAAGCCGAAGGGTGTGGAGTTCGCATACAATCGCGCGGCCTACATGCCGCGCCGACGCGAGATCGCTCGGCTCTGGGCGGATCTGCTACTCGAGGGACTGGCGCCGGCCGAGACGCTCCTGGATCTGCCGCGCCGCTGACGCGCTTCGGCGGGGGCCGCGCATGACGGCCCGCTCGGTCAAGCAGATCCTCAAGGGTGTCAGCGCGAGCCTGCAGGGGAAGACCCGCGGGCCCGATCACGATCCCGAGGGGAAGCGACGCACGCCGCATCGCGACAGCTATGATGTCGACGACGTCCGCGCGAAACCGTGGCGGCCGATCGGCGACGGCAGCGTCCGCCAGGGCCTGGCCTATCGCGAAGCGCTGATCCAGGCAGCGAAGGAGCTGTATCAGCAGCTCTGGCGCGATTACCCCCTGCCCGAGGTGCGCGAGGCGCGCGCCCGCTTTGCAGCCCTCTCGGCCGAGCTCGACGAGTTCGTCGCCGGCGGCGCGGCGCCAACCGGCCGCCCTGCCCTCATCCGCCAGGAGCTTGGTCGACTCAGCGGCTATCTGAATGCCGCCGACGCCCGCTTGCGCCGCGTCGACCTCACGGTTCTCGAGGCGGTGCTGCAGACGCTCGACTTCGCCACCGGCCGGCTATTCCCGGCGATCGACACGATCGCGACGCGCGCCGGCTGCCACCGCAACAGCGTGATCGCGGCGCTCCGGCGGCTGCGCGACCATGGCCTCATCTCGTGGGTGCGGCGGACGATCAAGACGGCGAACGAGGGCGAGTTCGCACCGCAGCGCGAGCAGACCAGCAACGCCTACTATTTCGAGCACCGCACCAAGATGGCTGCGCGGGTCTTCCAGCGCTATTGCCAGCTCCTGGTGACGAAGCTCCGACGATTAGGCGGCGTGCCCCAGGCGTTCGCCCAGCGCGGCCCTCGCGAGCCCCAAGACCCTGCGCTCCGCCAGGCGCTTGACGCCTTGGGCGCGGGTGTCGCCCTTCGCGAAAGCGCGAGTACATAGAATGTGCTCTGTCCGCCCTGAGAATCTAAGGAAATGAGGAATGGGCTCGCTTGAGCGAGCCCATGCGCCAGTTTGCTTTCCCCCCATGGCCGAAAGGTCCCACACCCTTCCACCGGATTGCCCAGCGCGGCAGTCAGGACCGGGCGGCTTGCGCCGCCCGATGGCTATCGTGGGGGGAGAGCACGATCCGTGCCATTCGAGCCGCGGCGGGGCCGCTCGTGGAGAGGCTGCCGGGCGCGCTCATGGCCAGGCCGGCCGCATCGCGGCCTCCGCGACCTGCACGTCTGGAAAATGCAGACCTTCCGGCCGCTCGCCATGAACCGGACCATCGCCGGCCGAGGTAACGGTGCGCAGCACCTTGAACCGATCGAGCGCGTCAGCGACCAGATTCGCCGCGGTCGCGCGCGCATCCCTCCAGCGGTCCGGTACCGAGGATAGCCACATGGACCGGAGCGCGCCCGGGAACGCCTCGATCGCGGCGATCACCACCAGCTGCAGCTCGGTTCGGTCCAGATCCCGCGCCGCGGCCACGTCGAAGATGGACAGCCGGCCGAGCTCGCGCGCCAGGACCTCGGCCGCCAGTTGCGGGCGTCTCGCCTGGAACATCGCCTTGATGTCCGCGCGCCGCCAATGGCGCATGCCGGAATAGATCTGATAGGTCAGTTCGTCGCGGTCGACCTGCCGCATTCGCGTCGTCAGTGACATGTTCGCCTCCTGGATGAGGCCGCATGTTCTCTTTTCGTTCGCCGTTTCGTTCAACCCCGGATCACACCGAGATCAGCGCGGCCCATTCCTGGAACAGCGCGCGCCGGCGGCGCATCTGCGCCGACCGATTGTAGGCCGCTTCGACCTTGTCCTTGGGCGCGTGGCCCAGCGCCAGGTCGATGGCGGCGCGCTCGAGCGGCCGCCGCTCGTTCATCACCGTGGCGAAGCTGGCGCGCCAGCCGTGCGGCACATGGCGGCCAGCATAGCCGGCCCGGTCGTAGAGGTCCCCGATCGCGCTCTCGCCGATCGCCGCGGATCCGCTGCGGCCGGGGAACACCAACGCGCCGGCGCCGGCGATCGCTCGCGCCTGGCGCAAGACATCGACAGCCTCGACGGAGAGCGGCACCAGGTGGTCGAACGCGCGATCGCGCTTCTTCGCGGCCGAGAGCTTCATGCGCGCCGCCGGCACCCGCCAAAGCGGCAGCGTGGGGCCGGTCAGAGTGCCCGCCCAGTCTATGCCCTCGAATTCCGACCAGGTCGCGCCGCGCAGTGCGCCGAGGCGCACCGCGGTGAGGGCGAGGAAGCGTGACGCGAGCTTGACGATCGGCGCGGCTTTCACGTCCTCGGCCGCGCCGAGCAGGGCGCGGATCTCCACGAGCTCCAAGATCGCCGCCTGACGGCCACCATGGGCCTGCGGGCGAAGCGCCCTCTTCACGATCGCCGCCGGATCGGCGCTGGCCTCGCCGATTGAGATCGCAAAGCCGAACACGGCCGAGATCCGTTGGCGCACCCGGCGCGCGGTCTCGCCGGCGCCGCGATCCTCGATGGCGCGAAGAACCTGAAGGATCGCGGGAGGAGTGATGGTGCCAAGTGCCATATGACCGATCGTTGCGAACACGTCACGCTCCATGCTAGTCAAGACGTCGGTCGCGTGTGCCTCAGTCCAACCCGGGCACTGGTGGGAATGCCAGGCGCGCGCGGCCACCTCGAAAGTCCAGGCGGCATCGTCTGCGGAGTGAGCCGCACGCCGTCGAGCGACGCACGGATCGTCGCCGCGGCGCAGCTGCTCACGCGCCTGATCGCACTGGGCGCGGGCATCGGCCAGTGTCACCTCGGGCCAGCTGCCGATCGTCAGCAGCTTTTCACGCCCCTGCAGGCGGAACTTCATGCGCCAGGACTTCAGACCGGTGGGAGCAACGAAAAGATAGAGACCGCGCTCGTCGGCCATCTTGTAGGCGCGCGATCGCGCGCCGGCGGCTTTCACCGCGGCGTTGGTCAGCATATACGGGGGCCTCAAATCGACGGCGTTCAGCCGTTCATCGTTGGGGGCAGTGTGATCGAAGGTTCAGAGGTTGAGCCAATCCCGTCGAAGCTGGCAGATCACTTCGCGAAGCGGCTCGAGGGGACTTCCGCGCAGCAAGTCACGCACCTGATGGAGTCGTCAAAATGGTTGTCGGCGTCGCTGCTCGTCATCAACAGTGGCGCGGCAGTTTTCACTCTGCAGGGTGTGGAAAAGCTCGGGTCGCCTTGGCTACCGATCGTTCTGTTTGGCCTCGGCATCCTGCTGTCGCTGTTGAACGCAGTTCTGATCCAGGAGTTTGTACAATCAGGGTTGCCATCGCTCGAGGCACTCATTGCTTTCTGGCGGAGGGCTGAAATCGACGGCGAGTTCGATCGCGCTGAGTTGCAGTCGCTGAAAGCCGGGATCGCCAAGGTCAATCGGAGGTCGTTCCTACCGCCGCTGGTCGGTTGGTTTTCAGGATTGGCCTTCGTAACAGGTGGCCTGGTGGTTTCGACTGACTTAGTCGAGCAGTCGAGAATGGCGAGGCAGGCAACGGTCCATCAACCTTCGGTTGTTACGCCGCCCGGGGCAAACCCTCGTGAGGGCCAGAAATGATCGCAAACACGGCGGAGGAATTGTCCGCCGTGCTCGCGCTCATTTTTGGCAGAAAAGCCCGATTCGGGCGCGCGCGCCGCGCGGACCGTACCCCGATTTATACCCCCAGCTGATCAGGCATAGTTGCGGATGATCAGCTCGCCGACCTTGCTCTGCGCGCCTACCCGGGCACCGACCGACCAGGTGGTCTCGACGTCCTCGAGGACAAATCGGCCGAACACCTCGCGGGCGCCCGGCGTGTCGTTGATGGATAGCAGGAATTTGCCCTGGATACCGGCGAGCTGCTCGGCCAGGCGCGCGAAGTCCTCGCGATCGAAGACGCCCGCGCCGTAGTCGCCCTCGCAACCCCAATACGGAGGGTCGAGATAGAACAGCGTGTCGGGACGATCATAGCGCCTGATGAATTCGGCATAGGGTAACTGCTCGATCGTGACGCTCGAAAGCCGGCGGTGGATCGCCCGAAGCTTCGGCTCAAGCCGGCCCGGGTTGTAGCGCGCGGGACTTCCGGCATCAGTCCCGAAGGTCCGGGCCTTCACCTTGCCGCCATAGGAAAGGCGCTGCAGGAACAGGAAGCGATCGGCGCGCTCCAGGTCGGTCAGCGAACTGGGATCCTGTCGGCGGAGCCGCTCAAACTCGACCCGGCTGGAAAGCCGCCAGCGCATCAGGTCGAGAAGCGCCTCGGGGTGCCGCTGCAGCACGCGAAAGAAGTTCGCGACGTCGCCGCTGATGTCGTTGATCGCCTCGGCGCGCGCCGCCGATCGCCGGCGAAGGAACACGCCGCCCATGCCGACGAACGGCTCCGCGTAGAGCCGGTGCGGCACCGCTTCGATGCGTTCGATCAGGCGGGTCGCGAGACGGCGCTTGCCGCCGAGATAGCCGGCAGCCGGCTCGACCGCTGCAGTTGCAGTCATGTAGCTTAGATCCTTTCTGAGAAAGGCACGTCGGCTACGCCGTGCATCGGTGAGTGCCGGCGCGACCGCGCCGGCGGGTGTTCCGCGCCGATCGGCGCAGGAATTCGGTGATGAAGGTTGAGCGAGCTCACGCGCGGCTAGCGCCCGAAAGCCGGGCGGTTAGCCGCGCGTGAACCAAAGGGAAACGCGCCCTGCGTATTTCCCGAAGGTCTTACATTCCGCAGGCCACCCGGCAAAGCCGGTCGCCTTTGGTTACAACCGCGGCCGCGGGCCGATCCTAACGGCTAAGCTCGGGTCGGCGGCGCCATATTGCATGCTGTCGAGCGGCCGACAACACCGCAGGCTCGATCGGCACCAGGCACCCGACTGGGCCGCGCCTTGCGTATCAGACGGAGACCTTCAGCATCCCCATCTGCGCGAGTTGCACCGTGGCGGAGACGTTGGCGGTGGCGCCGGTGTAGTTTCCGAACTGCAGATCCATGTACACGACCACCTGCGACGGCGACGAGATCAGTCCGGGTCCGCCGTTTGCGGCGTCCATATTTGGATCGGCCAGGTCGATCATCTGCGTTTGCAGCTCCTCCCATTCACCGCCCGCATCGAACCCAGCGCTGTTGATGTAGTAGCCGAGCCGATCGCCCGAACCTCCGGGCGAGCCGCCCTGATCATAGGCTCCTTGGCTCTTGGCGACTGTCGCATCGGTGATGGAAATGCGGAGCCGAGCTCCAAGCAGCTGCTGACTGCCAGGGAGGACGCGTCGCTTGCAGACGCCCTGCAGCTTGTCGGTGAGGGCGACCGCGGAACCAGACGCCAGCTGGTAAATCTGCAATGTGTAGCTGGACTGATCGGGCAGCGTGCCGCTGACCGATATCTGAAACATCGGGAAGCCGTCCGGAGTAGTGCCCGTCTTGTCGCAGGTTACGGTGATACCGGCACCCGCGCCAGTGCCGCTGACTGCCCAGCCTTGGGGAATGGTTGCCGCCGTAGGTGCGGTGCCGAAGTTTGCTCCAACGACCTGTCCGTTGCCGCCAGGCGTGAGCAGCGGGTTCGAATGAATGAACGGCGCACCGGCTGCAGTCGGGAGCGTGATGCGCTTGGGCAGGTTCGTCCAGACCGAGCCATATGCGGCCGCCAGGCGGTCGATCACGAGCTGGCCCCACTTGCGCGAGCCCCACGGCGTCGGATGCCGATCATCCCGCAGCCAGCCGAGATGGTTTGTGCCCGACGCAGCGTCGTACGACGGCCCCATCGAGTCGACGACGAGCACGTCGTTCCGGGCGTTGGCGTGGCCGCTGTCCGCGTCGAGCGTGTTGATCCACGCGGAGAAGGCCAGCTTGTTCGCTGTGGTGCCGCCAGCGATAGAGCCGTCGATCTTCTTGCCGGTGCCGGTTTCGTTCAAGATCACCTTGAGCTGGCCAGGCCGCAAATTGTTCAGGATCGCGAGCAGGTTGGTACGGCTCGTGGACGACAGCAGGCTGTCCGCGTCGTTCACGCCGTAGAGAATTACCGCAATGCCGGCAGGATGCGCCGCCGCATAGTCCATGCCCTTGTTCGTGCTGTCGGTGCCCCGGAACCAGGTCTGCGGGCTGCTGTTCGTGACGACGCCGCTGGCGTTCTGCCGGGGCACGGCGGCGCCCTGCGTCGTAGTCGAAGCCGAAATGCCGAAATTCGGATAGCGACCGAACTTGAGCCGGTTCTGCGAAAGCACCTGTACCCAGCCGATCGGCCCGAAGATGCTGGTTCCCGCGGTATAACCGGCCGTGCCCGTCAACGTGCCGGCGAGCACCGTATCGGTGCGGCTGTCCCCGATGCCGATCACGTCCCAGTTGGTCGGCGTAATGCGGCTGCTGACCGGGGTGGGCGTTGGGGTTGGCGCGCCGCCGCCGGTGCAGTTGATCGGATATTCTATCGCACGGGCGGTAGGGCCGCTGCCGATCTGTTCGCGGACCAGGGCTGTCTGCGTCTCGTTTGCAGCCAGGGCCGTGGCCAGCTTGAGTCCATCGCCATTGTCGAGAGCGATGTTGGCGTTACCGGCGGAAAGCAGCGAGAAGGTCGACGTGCTGCCCAGAAGGCGTACCAACGAGACGACGCGACCCGTAGCGCCCGCAGGCACTACAACAGAGCGCACGGCCGGAGCGCCGCCGGCAGCGCCGCCGCCGCCGAACGCGAATGCAAAACTCATGATGAACGGCTTTCGTTAGCAGGGGGCAGCGCTGGAAAGGCTCAAGGTAGCGCAACCGGGCCGCGTTGGGCTGACGTCTCAGAGGTGGGCGATCAGATCCGCCGCAGTTGTGCCGGTCGAACGGATGAACGCGAACCGCAGCGGCAGGAAGCCACTACCGAGATTCTTCCAGACATGATCGGTGGTATCGTCGACCAGGCGACCCGTGATGTTGCCCCCGGTGCCGACATAGATGCCTTTGGGAACGTCGGGCAGCGCCACCGTGTCGCTTGGCGTGATGTCGAAGCACTTGCGCGACGGACCGATGATGGTGTCGGCGGTGCCCTGATACTTGTCGGCCATGATCGGCTCCTATTTCGGTTGGGAGGGAGGCTGCGGACAGTAGACGCGCAGCGGCTGCGCGCCGGCGGCCAAGACCGCGCACTGCAGACGGATCAGATCCGCACGAAGCTTGCCGCCGGTGTCGTAGAGCTCGAGCTGGGTTCGATGGGCGGCCGCGCCGTCCTGGATCCCTTCAGCGGTCCGCTGGGGTCGTGGGAGCTTCGCCGGCTCCGCCAGCAGCTCGGCCGGGATCTTCGCCATTGGCGACGGCGGCAGCCTGATCGAGGATGCGCAAGCCGTCAGCGTCATCGCAGACGTTGCGATACACAGGGCGCACCACCACGCGTTCGGTTTCATGATACAGTTCCTTCACGCTGGCCTGGCGTCGGGTTTCACGCTCGGCGCCGGCGAGCGCGCCGCGGTCGACCAGGTCCTGGCGCTTCGCCTCTTCCTTCCGCACCGCAGCCTCGACGGCCGCCTGCTTGCCGATCTGGATCGTGGCGCCGTCGTGGCGGCCGAAGGCGTAGACACCACCGAGCAGCAGCAGGGCGGCGATTCCGCCGCCCAGGCCGAGCAAGGGGTTCATGCCTTGATCCCGACCGCAGCCAGGTCAGACGCTACATCGAAGCACGGGCAGCTCTTCAGCCACTCGTTGGACGTTATCTTGCCGTCGCCGTTGCGATCCGGGCTCCAGTCGCGATGGCCGCGGATCCGCACGCCGGGGTAGGTCACGCGCAGCTGACGCAGCAGCAGGTAAAGTGCCGATCGCTGGGCGGGCGTGCGTGTGTCCGCCGGAGTCTTGCCGTCCTCGAGGAGACCGCCGACGTAGCAGATGCCGAGATTGCCGGTGTTCTTGCCGCCCACATGAGCGCCGCGCTGGTCATGGCGCAGCGTCTGTGTGGTCTTGCCGTCGAGCTCGATCACATAGTGGTAGGCGACCTGGTTCCCGAGGTCCTTCCGCGCCAGGTCCATGGCGGAGATCTGCTCCGCGGTGAGCGCCCTGCCCTTCGGCGTGGCCGCGCAATGAATGGTGATGTCGCGGATCCTGTTCGGATCCATCCAGGCAGGCGTACCCATGCTCAGCTCCTGTCAGTGCTTGGAGCGCGCCCGGGGCGGCCGGGTCGCGCTGTGGTAGATGCGGCCAATCGCGGCAACGCCGGCCGCAAGCGGGTCCAGGGCCGGCTCGGCATCGATGACGATGATCGAGACGCCGGCGATCGCGCGCTCGAGCAGCTCGACGGCCGCCGCGCGAGGATCAGGCTTGATCGCCATCGGTCGGCTTCCCGGTGACCTTCATGGCAAGCGCCATGATCGCGCGGGCCATGCTCTTGTCGGTTTCGAGCCGGTCCTTGTCGTATTGGAGGCGCTCTGCGCGCTCTTCCTTCCGCTGCTGCAGTAGGAAAAGGCAGACGACGCCAAGCGGTCCCGAGCCCACCAGGGCCGAGATGATCGAGGGATCCATCGATGTCTCCGAATTCAGGTGAGCGGACTGCGGGCGCCGGCGCTGGCGCGGCTTAGGTCGCCGTGGGAACGGTTGTGCTTGTCGGCGCGACGGGTTCCACCCAATTTGCGACGTTGATGCCGAGGCCCGTCATGCCTTGGAACACGGCCTCGATGCCGATCCCGAAGAAGCTGTCGTCCTTGGGACCGTTCGCACGGATGTCGGCGAGCTGCTGGTGAATGCCGATGAAGGCTTCGCTTTCCACCAGCGGCTTGACCGCCAGATACACCTGGTGGCGCGCGAGCGCGGCCTGATAGGCTTTCTCGCGCTCGTAGACGGCCAGCTGCTCGCGCATCTCGGCCGCTTGTTCGTCGGTGATGATCGGGTTTGGCATCGTCGTTCTCCTCAGAAGAATTGAGCGCCGACCGGGACGCCGGTCACATCGACCACGAAGAGGCTCAGCGGGATGGCGTAGTCGGGCGGCTGGGTAGGGTCCGAGGTTGGGCCAACAACGACGTCGTCCCAGCTCAACATGCGGGTCTGGATGGTCTGGCCGCCGTTGGTGACGAAGCCGCCGTAGACCTTACCGTCGTTGTCCCAGCGGTACTGCGTACCGGGCGGAGGATCTTCAGGGTCGACGATGATGGGGCCACTGCCGCCGCTGTAGGCTCGGACCTGACCGGAGATCCTGTGCGACGCAAAATTGGCTTGGCAGAACGCCAACTGGCGCCCGGCGTAGGTGCTCGACTGCTCACCATCTCTCACGATGCCGCCGATCAGGTCGAGGATCTGCATCACCCTTTGAGATGAGGAGAAGACGATCTCCTGCGCCGGATTGCGCACCTCAAGCCCACTGCTCACTGCAGGGATGGTATTGCTCCGCTCGAAAATGAAATAGCTGAACGCCGTTCCGACTGGCGCGTTGGTGGCGTAAATACGCTGGCCATTGTCGGCTCGGCGCCCAGCATAAGCGGCGGCGTACCCGCTCCCGCCAGCCAACGCGACGAGGCATTGCGTGAAGGTGTTCGTCGTCGGCACCGAGAGGCTGTTCGGTGAGGTGTTACCAACCTTGTGAGCTTCGACGAACGTCGTTCCAGACACTCGCAGGGCATAGGTCAACAGCCCGCTCGTGATCTGCAACTTCTGATTCTGGTCATAGACCTCGAAGCCCGACTGCATCAGCGGATTCCGTAGATGATCGTCTGAACCGGGCGATTGTATAGCAGGCCGTTCGAATATTCGGCCGGGCGCGGGAAGGTCCAGATCAGGGATGAGCCGCTGACGCTCCACGTCGCGTCATAGCCAGCATCGTCGAAGCCGCCGTCGATGCGGCACCAGAACGGAACGTGCATCGCGAACTGGGTGAAGCGAGCATCCACGATCGAGCCTGACTGCGCATCGCCGGTGAAGCTCGGGCCTCCCGGCGCCGCGCCGATCGTCGCGGCGCCGAGGAACTTCACAACGGCCGTGGTCTGATTGAAGAGAGTGGTGCCGTCCTCCAGCCCGACCCAAAGGCCTACCGGCACGTCACCACCGCCCGAGCTTCACATTCGGCTGGCCATTCGGGTAGAAGACGAACACACCCCGGCCGCTGATCTCGGTGCTGCCGTCGCCGTCGCTTCCGACGATCCGGACATCTCCGACGATGTCGACGCCAGCGCCGCCGTTCGCGTCGGCCCGAACCGTCATCTGCGCGCGATTGTTGCCCGCTACCGCGAGCACGTGCCAATATGCTGCCGCCCGCCCGTTCAAGCCGACGATCGCGCTTTCTGTCGTGGTGATGCGGGAACCGAGCTGGCTTGGCTGGGCGCCACTGAGTTGCGCCTCGACGGTCGACGTCCGATTGGCAATCGCCGCGCCCTGATCGGCCCGAGCCGTCTCCTCTGCGGCGATGCGCGCCTGCAGCTGGCTGCCCTGCGAACCTGCAAGCTGGGCCTCTGTGGTCGAGAGGCGGTTAGAGAGCACCGCGTCCTGATTCGCCCTCGTCGTCTCTTCCGCCGTGATCCTCGCGAGGGCGCTCCCCGCATCAGTCAGCGCTTTCCCTGCTCTGATCTCGCCATCAGTCGCAGGGCGGACGTTGAGGTAGAACCACCGCATGTACTTCGCGGCGATGGTGCGCCCGAACCCACCCCAGCCTCCCATGGCGTGCAGATTGACCGAACCGGAGGAAGTCCAGTTGATCATCTTCGAGAACGAGCGGACGCCCGAGAGGTCGCCTACGGCACCGCTGGTATCCGCTTCCGCCACAAAATCGATGCCCTGAGCGCCGCTCAATGTCACACCTGCACCGGAGAGGCTCGCCTGATCCAGCGATATCGTTGCTTCGATCACCCATGCACCGGGCGTCATCCAGACACGCTGAAGGAGGCCCCAGTCCACGTTGGGGGTGTCGTTACGAAAATCTGCGCAGAACAGGCTGCCCCGTACAGAACCGCCTGAGGAGCGTGCGATCCTACCACCGTTCAGCTGCCAATAATCCCACTGCGCCGGCAGCGAGGAGTCATCGGGCCAGCGCGCGAAATTGGGGTTGAACGCCGTTCCAGCTGCAGATGTGCCTGCCCCCGCCTCCAAGGACGTCGCGCGGTTGGCGAGCGCTGCATCTTGCCCGGCGCGCGTCGTCTCTTCGGTCAGGATACGCGCTTTCAAGGCGCTGTCCTGAGTACCGGCGAGCTGCGCTTCGGTCACCGCCGTGCGGCTGGCAATCGCATTGTCGCCGTTCGCGCGGGCGACCGCTTCATCCCCGATTCTGGCGGACAGAACGCTCGCTTGCGCGCCGGCGAGCTGCGCCTCCGTCGTGGAGATGCGATTGCCTAAAGCGATATCGTCGCGCGCGCGGACGGTAGCCTCATCTGTCACTCCTGCAGATGCGCCGTCTGCTGTCGACTTCACGGCCGCCAGAGTGGTGTTGATCGCACCCTCGGCATTCTTGGCCCGCTGCACCTCGATCGCGAGGTCTGCGCGAGCGGCGGCAGCGTCATCCCGAGCATGCGAGGCGTCGACCTGCGCGGAAGTGACATCCGCATCGAGCTGCGCCTTGACCGCGGCGAACTGGTCGCGCGCCGGAACCACGTTTCCGTTGGCGTCTTTCACCGCGTCCGCGATGTCCTGCGCGGGAACGCCGCCAATCGACGACTGCAGCGCTTGAGACAGCAGGTCGAGCGCGAACCGCAAATCGGTGAGCACGCCGGTGAAGGTCGCGCGAGTGACGAATGTATCCAGCGCCACATTGTCCCAGGCGGGCGACAGAGAGTCGCGATATGCCAACCAAGCGGCCCAGGCCTGCGCGGCGGTCGCCCGCGCATTCACCACCGCAGGCACGTTCGGCGAAAGCGCTGCCTGCGCATCGAGCAGCCCGCGCTCGTTGGTCAACTCCCCATTCTTGGGGATAAGGATCCGCGCCTTTTCGTCGCGAGAGAGGATGCCGTCGTCACCCAGGCCGGCCACGGCCGCGATCGCGGCGTTTGCCCGCGCCGAGGCGCCGTCGGCGGCCTGCTGCGCGTCCTGAACCGCCAGGATGATGGGGTTGTTCGACGTGTTGTAGACGTTCGGCGCTGCGGCCTGGACGGCGGGGCGATCGGCACCACCAATGGGATAGATGGCCGGATCCTCTACCCGGAGCGTCATCGCGCACTTGCCGCCGGCTGCATATTGCTGGTCGACCACGCGGAATGGCTTCCGGACGAAGCCCAGCGCCGCGAGGGTGAATGGCAGCGGGTCACCGACGCGATATTTCCAGGCACGGATGTCGAACGTCGCCTGGAAGGTGCGGTCGTACTGCCGGCGCATCAGCGCCTGCGCCGCCACACGCTGCGCCTGCGCCGGGCTCTGCACGGCCGACAGATCGAGGGGCAACGTGCGATCGATCCCATCGACGGAGGCGATGCCGACATCCGGATAGGGCAGCAGCTGATACAGGGAGTTCGGCGAGGGATCGGTGAAGCGGCCGCGCACGACGTTCGGCACGTCGGTGATCGCCGGATCCGGCTGCCAGACGAAGGGGCCGACAAGATCGTCGTCATTGAGACCATCGTCGGCCGCGATCGCGGCGAGGTCGTTATGGGCGATCGCCAGGCCGAGCTTGCCCGATCGTTCGGTGATGCGGCCGCAACAGGCGGCGCAGAGCATGTTCAGCCGGGTGGTGGGATCGTCGCCCTCGGAGAGGGTCGCGGCGCCGACATACCGGCGCTCGGTACCGCCGGCGGCGAGGGTGACCGCCTCGTCGCAAAGGTTGGCGGCGATGATATAGGACTCGAGATCGATCCGCTTGACGGGCAAGCCGAGGCCGACCGACAGCTTCTTCTCGCCGGTCGCCGGATTGGTGATGCGCCAACCGAGCTTCTCGCGCAGGATCTGCAGCGCGACATTGTTGCCGATCACAGTCCCGTCATCCGCGGTGTAGCGCCAGGTAGACTGATCGGTCGCGCGCATCGGCCCCGAGCCGCCGGGCACGGTGCTGTCCCGGCGCGGATCGTAGACCGGCGAACCCTTCCCAATTACGGTGATCCGCTGCGGGATGCCGGATGAGAACGGGCTCTCGGCCTTGCTCGAGTTGCCGGTGACCTTGAATTCCAGATGTGAATAGGCGCAACCGGTCAGTCGGCAGAGCGCATTCCACCGGCTGCCCGGGGCCACGTTGGCGATGATGGAGGGCGATCCCTCCGTCACGACCTGACGCACCCAGAAATAGTTGATGAAGCGCCCCTGCGTGCCGCCGGTTGCGGTCCAGGCCAGTTCGTCGTTCAGCCAGATCGCGTCCACGCTCTGGATGCGGTGACCGGCGTGCGCAACGATCAGGCCGCAACGCTCCTGATTGGTTCCGAACCACTCCTGATACCGGACGTCGGTCGGCAATGCTGTCTCGCCGAGGGCCGACTTGCGCAGTGCCTGCGGGTCGATCGAGAGCGTCAGACGCTCGCTTTGCGAACTGGGGACGGTGGGCGGCTTGGAAAGCAGCGCACCCGCGATGCTGAGGCCGGCGCCGATCGCGGTGAGCGTGCCGGCGCCGACGCCCAGGAAGCCTGTAACCGCACCGGCCAGCGGCGCGCCGAGGCCACCGCTGGCGACGATCGCCACGACACCGACGACGGCCGCCGCGATTTTCGCGACCTTCGCCATCAGCAACTCCGTCCCACGGCCCAGGCGAACGGCTCGTCCCACTTCGCCCGTTCGATCAGGACCAGGCCTTCGCGGTCGCCGACACTCCCCACCGCGATCAGGGCTGCGCCCATGCAGATTCCCAGCGCGCCCCCGGACATCACGATATCGCCGCGTTGCGCCGTCGCGGCGGCGATCGGCGTGAACTTCTGGTCCAGTGTCGGGGCCAGCGCGCCGGCGCCGAACCGCTTCAGCACGCGCAGCGAACCGATGCGTGTCGTATAGCGGCCGCGAAACTCGGCCATGTAATCGAAGCCGGTCATCGCGTAGACGGCGCCGGCGGCGAAGGTGCAGCAGTCATGGCGGCCCCATTCGAAGGGCATCAGGCGCAGGGGGTCGAGGTACGCGGAGAGCCGCGCTTCCCAGTCGACATAGCGATCCATGGATCAGGCCTTCTTGCCGGCGCCGTTGGCGATCGCGATCGCGAGCGCGGCGCTCTGGTCGCCGGGATCGAAATCGCTCTGGGTGAGATAGGTCCGGTTCGACGCCTGCGTGAACCAGGCGAGATAGCCTTCGACGTCGAGCTCGATGACCTGCGATTCGGCGCTGCCGAGCACGCGCGGCACCGCCATCACGCCGGTGTGATAGCACCATACTGCCCCGAGTTGAGACAGGGTCTTAGGATCGAGCATGCCTTTCCAGAGGCGCGCGTCTCTGCCCTGCCATCGCTGGCGATCGCCGATTTCGTTCATGGTCTCGTCGTCGATGCTGGCCAGGCCGGACAGCTTCAGGGTGACGGTGTCCGCCCCCTTTTCGCTGAGCTTCACGTCGCCCACGGAAACGAAGCGGGGGTCCAGGGCCTCGAAGGTGAAGCCGTCGAGATCCTCGTCGCCGGTCCCGGTGAAGGTGATGTCGTAGGGGGCGTTCGTCACGCGCATCGGCGCGCCGGCAATGTCGAGAAAGGCGAAGTCCACCGGTCGACGGACGCTCGCCGCCAATGCAGCCTGTGCAGCGTTGTCCGGCTTGTCAGCCATCAGAACGCCTCCTCGCAATCGAGCTCGACCTGGTAGAGCTGGCCAGGGGACACGGTCCAGCCGGGCTTGCTGTCCTTGAGCGACATAACGCCATAGGGCCGCCGCACCTCGATCGGAGCGCCGGCGGCCGGCGAGCTCCGCATTGGCACGGCGAACGACAGGACTGCGTTGCCGCTGCTGTTGGCGACGACGTCGTCGACGAGCTCGAGCAACTGGTCGCCCACCGTGACCAGACATCCGCTGACCAGCTTCAGCCCAGGCGGGCCCCACCCGATCGTGATGAGCGACGAGCCCGCCTGCCCGCCGGCAGCGACGGTGACGGCCACGCCGCTGATCTGATCTTCTTCGGTAGCGCTCAGCCGAAAGCTGTTCGCGGTGCCCCGGAGCTGGGCGAGGAAGGCGCGCCAGGGGCGGAATGCGGCTTCGCCCTGGATGACCGGCAGGGTCACCTTCGCCTCCCAGCGCGGAGCCTGGGGCAGTATCACGGTGCGACGCTTGCCGGTGAACTCGGAGCGGTTCGACTGGGAGGGCTGATCGTGCGCCCAGGTTACGGTTGCGGGTATCGGACGCGCCGGCATGGCGATGAGTGTCATCCATAGCCTCCCGGCAAGACGGGTCGGTTGGCGCGGCGAAGCGTCCGCTTCTCGGCGCCGGCCATGATCGGTTCGGCCGCCGCACCGATTGTGCGGACGGAAACCTCTTCCATCCGCGCGTCGAGCAGCGGTGAGGCGTCCACGCGCACCCGGGCCTCCACCTGCACGGCGCCCGCCGGTATCGGCCGGGCAAGGGACTGGGGCGCAACGGCGTTGATGTCGGGGATCCGCGGGATATAGCCCGCCGGCGCGACCAGGCCGCCAGTGGCGAACCCGGGCAGCACGCCGCGGTTCATCGCGTCGATCAGCGGCCAATACCGGCGGGTCGCAGCTGCGTTGACGATCGACTCGCCGGTCGAGAGCGCAATCGGATCCTGCCCGTTCAGCAAAGCGAGGATGCTGTCCGACGTGGGCGACCCAGGGCCGGTTATCCTGCCGGCCGCGTCGACCTGCCCACCATCGGCGAATCCGAAGATCTTACCGATCGACTTGATCAGCCCCCCGCCCTTTTTGGCGCCCAGCGCTCCAGCTAGGTTGAGCACGTCTCCACCGCCGACCCCGGATGCGAAGTCCTTCTTTCCGCCCAGACCCAGCCAGTCGATCGCCTGCAGCTCGAGCATCTTGATTCCGATGCGGGCGAAGTCGGAAAGCACGGAGCCGACCAGGTCGCCGAACTCGCCTTTCAGGCCGAGAAGCTTTGTGATCTGGCGGGCCTCCGCGTCTTCGAGGCGGCCGAAACCTTCGACGGCGACCTGCTCGAGCGCCGAGTTCATATCCGCCGTCGTGTCGAGCAGCTCCTGCCGGTACCGCTGCAGCGGGCTCGCATACTGCCGGTCGAGCGCCGCCTGCTCGATCGGACTGCGGGCGTTGATGGAGTCGATTTCGCGCTTGCCCTGCGCGCGCGTTGCCGGATCGTTGCTGTCGATCTTTCGCTGAGCAGCCTTCCGGGCCTCCTCGCGCTCGAGCTCGAGAATGCGTTGCGCGATCGAGCGGCGTTCCGACAGCGTGGTTGCCAATTGCTCCTGGACCCGGAGCGTCTGCAGGCGGTCCTGGAGCGCCTGGCGATCCAACTCGAACTGCTGATCCAGAAGCCGCTGCTGCTTGGCGCGCGCTATCGCGGTCTTCTCTGCTTCGTAAGCGCCCTGGTTCAGCGCGCTGAGCTGATCAAATTCGGCGTTGGTGAGCTTTCCGGCGGCTAGCTGGCGCTGGTAAGCTGTCTCGCGGTTGACCGTCTCCGCTCGGAGCTGTTGAAATGCAACGTCGGCCTGGTCCTCGGTACCTTCAGCCAGCGACTGCTGCGCGCGTAGGTACCGGTCTTGGGCTTGCGCGAGCTCGGTGCCGAAAGAGGCGCGGCGATTGGCTTCCTTGTCTGCAACCCTGGCAGGGTCCGCCTTCTTCTCGGTCGCGAATTCCACGTGATAGTGGCCACGCTCCTTGAAGATCTTGGTGAGGCGGACTCCTTCCTTCTCGAAGGCCTCGCGGATCGCCTTCACAGTGACTCCGGGCTCAATCTGGATGTCGAGAGCCTTGCCCTTCTCGTGTGCGCTAGTACCGGGCTTCGCAACCGGATTGTCGGATGGTCGGCCCGCTGCCACCCAGTCGTCATAGAGCTGCTGCTGGCGCGTGGTGCTCCGATCTGCGCTGTTGACCTTGAACCCAGCGTCCCGCGCGATCGTCGCGGCTTCGGACGATGTCAACGTCCGACCATATTCGCGGTTGTCCTTGGCGCTTGATCGAGCGGCCGCCTGCCGCCGTTGTTCGGCCTCGATCTCCTTCTTCTCGGCCTTATCCCATATGACGAGCTGACCCTTCAGGCTAGCAGCGTACTCGTCGCTGGCCTGTGCCCGAGCGCGCGCCGCGTCGCGCAAGTCGTCGTACTTGCGCTTGATACCGGTCAGCGCATCGCTCTCCGCTGCCGCATCATCCACAGCAAGCGATACGCGTGCGGCGCGAGCGCCCTCCTGCCCCCCCGCGATCAGTTTGCGAGCTTTGCGAACTCTCTCTTCGGCCGCTTTGACACGCTGATCAGCAGCGCCAATGGCGGAAGCGACGGCGGCCCCTCCCCCTGGGCCTGCCTGGTTGCCGGTCCGAAGACGAGCAGCCGATTTCTGCGCGCGATCGAGGTTCAGCAGTGCGCTCGCGAGCTCTCTTTTGCCGCTGGATTCCTGAGCCTCTGCATCGAGGAGTCTCTGCTGCGTCAACTGGCGCTGGCTTTTCAGGCCACGCTCCAGCTCCTCGTTGACCTTCCGCTGTATCTCGAGCTGGCCGTCGAGTGTCTTTGCAAATGCCTCGTGAGCCTGCCGGGCGATGTCGGTCTGGCGAGCGTCGTCGCCGAGCTTCTTGGTCGCCTTCTCAAGCTCGTTGTTGCTCTCCACCAGCTTCAGGACCAAGGGGACGAGCGCGACGGCAGCAGCCCCGGCGACCTGGACCCACGGGTTGCCGAGCACACGGAGCAGTCCGGTGGATTCCGACGTCATCAGCTGCACAGCCTGCGTCACCTGCCCGAGCTGCTGAGCGAAGATGATCTGTGGCGGCGTGCCCGCAGCGAATCCCGTCGCGACGTCGTTCAGGTTGAAGGTCAGCTGTTGCAGGCCCGCTTTGGCCTGCCCGCTCATCTGGGTTACCCGCTTGCCGGTCACTGCCGCCGTAGCGCCGGTGGCGTTGAGCTCGCCCTGTACCTGCTCGAGAACTCTGGCCTGCGTCCGCAGTGCGGCCGCTTGCTCCTCGGCACCCTGAGCAGCAGCAGCGGCGGCGAGCGCATAGACGCGCGCCGCCGCGCTGTCGCCACTCGTGGCCGCCGCTGCTCGTTCGGCCGCAACCGCAATCTCGCGCAGCGCTGCAGCCTGCGAAGTGGCAGCCGTGGCCGCTTCGCGCGCTGCGCCGGCGTCGATGTTGATCGCGCCCGCCTTGGTGAGCGGCGTGGCGATCGCCTTCTCGGCCTGCTCGCGGATCGCGTCGAACGACCGGGTATAGGCCTGCTCGAGCTGCTTGGCGGCCTGCGCCGGATTGCTGCCGCCCAGCTTCTGGAATGCGTCCTCGATCCGCTGAAGCTGGTTCTCGGCCGAGGTGCCGAACTCGGCTAGGATCGACTTGCCCGCCTTCAACGCGGTGCGCAGCGGATCGGTCGTGCCGTCGACCTGCAGGTACAGGTCACGGCGTGACGGCGATCGGGCCATCGTCACCTCCAGAAAGCAGGAAGCCCCCCAGGATCAGCGTTTGTTCGCTTCCTGGCGGGCTTCGATCATTGCCCAGAATTCATGGCTGGTGGCACGCCAGAACTGGTCGGCCGACCAGCCAAAGGCATCGAGCGCGATGCCCATCAGCTTGCGGTAGGGAAAGCTCAGCTCTCCGCTACCGCCTTGGCTTCCCCCGATGCCTTGCGGCCTCCCAGCGCTGCGTCGATCAGCACCAGTGCGAGCCGCGGCATGATGGTCCGCATACCGGCCTCGTAGGCCAGCTGCGCGATCCGCTCGTCATCGACGTTGCGGACGAAGTCGCTGTCGGACCCGGCGCGGATCAGTTCGGCCGCAATCACGCCCACCTGGCGAAGCGAGAGCTCGCCGGTGTTCGCCATGCGGGCAAGAACGGTCAGAGCATAGCCTGCCTTCTTCTCCGCCGCGGCGATGGCCTCGAAACTGGGGCGCAGCACGTAGGTCTTGCCGCCCAGCACGAGCTCGTGCTCGCCGCGCTCCTCGTTGCCGGTCCCCGCCGGCGCGACGTCGGCCGCGCTCACGAGGTGGCCGTCAGGTCGTCGACGATTGGCGCGGCCACGTTCGACAGGTCGAACGAATAGGTGACCGGCGCGTCCTTCGCCGCGTTCATCGAGAAGTTACCGACGCCCATGCGCCCGTGGTACTTTACCACCGTGCCCTTCATGATCTTGATGTTCAGCTCGGGCGGGGCGACCTTGGACTGGTCGGAGACGCGCTCGAGCGCGGTGTCGGGCAGCTTCACGTTGCCGTTCACCGAGATGGTGATCTTCTGCTTGCCGTAGCCGGTGGCGCCGTAGACGCCGTCGTCCTTGGTCGAGAAGTCGATCTCGGCCGAGCTGCGCTTCACTTCGAAGCCGCCTTCACCGCCGAGCGCGTCGAAGTCTTCGGTCGGCGTCCCACCGTCGCCGATGTGGATGCGCCAGTCATTGGCATATTCGTAGGCCATGTTCACTCCTGTTCCCGGCGATCAGGCCGGTTCTGCGTACACTTCGAATTTGAGGAGACCGGCATAGGTGACGCCGTCCGGACCTGCCTGGCTGGCGCTGCCGGCGACGCACTGCAGGCGCCCAAAGGTGGCGCCGGCGGCCGTGAACGGCTGCTCGAGCACTGCGGTGCGAGCGGCGTTCATGATGCTGAGCAGCGGCGCGCGGCCTGGGCCGCGATAGACGCTGATCACCTCAAAGGTGACCAGGAACAGGTCGTCACGCTCCCGCTCGAAGTCGACATCGCCGACGAGGGTGAACGGCGGGAGAGTCCCCTGCTTCACATGCTGGGTGACCAGGCCATGCTCCGCGAGCATCCCAGCGCGCAGCGCGCCGAGCGCGGCCACCTGGACCGTACCAATTGGATCGAATGTCATCAGACACCTGCCCTTTGGAAGGTGTTGGACCAAAAGTCCGCGACCCGCTGCGCGACAATCGCGTCGGCATTCGGTGCGAAAATGAAGTTGCGCGGTGCCATCGCTTTCACGCGCAGGGGGTATGGCTTGCCGTCATAGATGACGCGTTTCGTCGTTCCGTATCGGCCATTTCCACGGACCTTGCGCTTGAGGTGCCGCGTAACAAGAACGGTTTGCGCCTTGCGCCCGTACTGAACGAAGCGGCCGTAAAAGACCTTGGTCTTGTTGCCCTGGCCGCGCGCGCCCTTTGCGCTGATAAAACCAACCCGGGCGCGCAGCTCGTCGACCATCACCCAGATCGAAAGGAACCCAGCCAGTTCACCGGTGTCCTTCGGAGCTGCTGAGCGCTGCCATGCGAGCAAGTCGCGACTGATGATCCCTAACTCTACGGCTAGTTCATCTCGGGCTGCGCTGCTCACCTGATCCATCATTTGCTGGATCGCGTCGACGCCCTGCAGCTTCTCCCAGATCATGGTTCTGCCCGCGCGCTCTCGGTGGTGGCCAGGATGACGAGCTGCTCGCGCTTGCCATCCGGATCCACGGCCGAGGTGATGTTGAGCTCGCGGCCGGCATAGCCGCGCACCTGGTCGGCGGGCTCGATGCCCCCGCGCCAGCGGATGCGGATCCGGTAGGTAGAGATGCCCTGCAGGGCCTGGTCCATCACCGATTCCCGGCCGTCGAGCCCGAGGACTTCCGCCCAGGGCGTGGCGATCGTCGTCCAGCTGGTGTCGTACCCGCCGTCATCGTTGGGAGCCTCGGTCGGGCGGCGGATCTCGAGCTTGTGCCGGAGATCCTCCGATCGGAGCGGCTTCACGGGTTGATCCGCTCGTTCACGATCAAGGCCTCGATCAACGGATCGCGGCTTTCGAAGCGGGCGCGCAGCACGGCGAACACGGCGAAGCGGAGGTTTTGCGGTACCGACGCAGCATCGGCGTAGCCGACTGCCAGGTCGACGGCGATCACCTGGTCGGCGTCGCGCGGCTGCGGCCAGACGTTGCCGGCCGCGGGCCGCACGCCGCGGTCGATGCCGGCGCCGAACAGTTCATAGGCCGAGGGATCGAGCAGCTGCTCGGCGCCGGCGCGATCCTGGTACCGGATAGCGAGGACCTGGTTAACGGGGCCAACGTCGAAATGCGCGAGATCCGCGAAGCTGTCGGCCAGCACCTGGACGGTCTGTGCCACCAGGCGCTGGCCGGTCGCCTGCTCCACCTCGCTGCGGGCGGCGACGAGCAGCATGCCGATTTCCTCGTCCAGCGCATTGCCATCGGCGCGCAGGTATTCGCGGGCCTGGTCAAGCGTGATCGGCTCGGCCGCCGGCGCGACGAGAAGGGTCGGCGCGCTGAACATCAGGCGGGCTTCGCGAAGCGCGCGAGAACGAGGCGGATCCCCTCTTCCGGATCGCAACGGTGCGGATCGTTGCGAGCCAGGCCGATCGTCGGGCCTTCCATGCTGGTCAGCATCGTCAGGCCGACCTGCCCGTCGGCGTCCTCCTCGAGGCCGAGCTCCGCCAGCCGATCGGCAAGTGGGCGCGGATCGGTGGCGTTCTCCTGTTCCTGGGATGCGCCGCTGCCATCGGCAGGCGCATCCGATGCCGGCGGCGCAGTCTCTTCGGCGGGTGTATCGGTGGTGTCGTCCGCGATCGCAGCCGCGGCGGATTTGGCGCGAGTGGCCATGCTCGTTCTCCCGGGTTGGACGAAAACGGGGCGAGCCGGAGCCCGCCCCGTTCCGGATCAGGCCAGCTTCAGGTGCTTGACCGCGCTCGGGTCGACGAGCTCGCCGTCGTAGCGGATCAGGCCGGCAAGCCCGACCTTCGGCCAGAAGCGCTCGCGCACGGTGCCGATCAGGGGGTTGCCCACCTTACGGACCCAGTAGCGGCTGAAGTCGCCGAACAGGATGGCGCGGTTACCGGTAGCGATCGGCGGCACGTCGTCATTCACCGAATAGGGCTTGTCCAGCAGCATCGCCGGCGCGCCGACGCGGATGTCGCCCATCGCCCAGAGATAGTTGCCCTGCCCGTCCTTCAGCTTGCGAACCGTGGCGAGCGTGCTGTCGGCGAACATCCAGCGGCACTTCGGCGAGCGGCGATACGCCGCGTTGACCGAATGCTGGAGATCGATCAGCTCGTCGCCGGCGATCGCCAGAGCGGAGGCCGCGGTCTTGCCAAGCCCGGAGGCGGTAACGATGCCGTTCGGCTGGCTGTTGCCGGTGCCCGTGGTCAGGCGAGCGTTTGCCTTGCGGCCAAGCCGCTGGCCCAGCGCATCAGCGAGGAACTCCTCCAGGTCGAACAGCGAGTCCTGCATCAGCTCGAAGCTGAGCTTCACCCAGGGCGTGGCATCGACGAACGCGTCGAGGCGGGCCTGCCCGAACACAGCGTCGCCGCTGCCGTCGTCCGTCAGGTCGGCGCCTTCCCCGAGCGCGCTGGCCGAACCGGCGGTATCGTCGTTGGTCGGGACGTCGAACTCGTTGCCGGAGCTGGTGGTGATGACGCGGCAGATATCCTCGTCATACATCGGACCCCAGTCCTTCATGACACGGACGATCTCGTCCGCCAGCTCGCGCGGCACGGTGTAACCGCCGGCTGCGGCGGTTCCGGCGATCTGGGTGCGGATTTCCGCGTCGTAGCCGCGGCGCAGCAGCGCGCGCTGCTCCGGCTCAAGCGCGGTCGGATCGCAGCCGGCGCGGCAGAACGCGTCGAAGGCGGCGCGATATTCGGCCTGGGCCTTCTCGCGCGCGCTGCTGCCGGCGGGCTCGCCATCGCTGCCACGGGTCTCGACATCGTCGCCGTGCGGGCGCTGGCGGTAACGGCGCTCCTCTTCCTGCTTTTCGATCTCGGCCTGGCGCGCCTCGCGAGCGATCGTCTTGTCGAGCTTGTCGAGCTTGGCCATGATCGCGTCATGGCGCTGCTCGAGCTCGGTCGCGCGGCTGTCGTCGGTGTTCGCGGTGATTTCGTCCAGCGCCGAGCGGGCTTCGGTCACCAGCTGGCCGCGCTGATCATGCAGTTCCGTCAAAGTGGGCATTGGGTGCTCCTGGGCATGAAAAAGCCCGCCGGGGGCGGGCGATTGAGGGCGGGCGCACTTGCTGCCAGCCACCTCCGGCTCAGCCGGGAAATGTTATCGAAGGCCGCGCTCGGCCTGGGCCTGGCGGGCTCGTCGCTCGGCGATGCGGGCGGCGGCGGCTGCACGGTTGTGGTCGCGTCGCTCGGCACGGGCATGCTCGAGCGAGCGGAGGCCGACCGTCGTGTCCGGATACGCCGGCGACGAGGTGTAGGTGATCTCGAACAACGCCGCCTCGAGGATCGTGCGGTGCGGCGGGTCGACCGTCTCGTCCCACTGTTCCTTGCGGGCGGCGAAACCGAAGGACATGCCCGGAATATCGCCGCGATCGATCTGAACAGAGAGATCGCGGCCATCGGTGGTGTCGGGCAGCGGATTCTCGAACGCCAGCCCGGTCGCATCCTCGCGCAGGGTGAGCGTGCCTGCGCCGAGGCGGCCGACGACGCGGCCGCGATCGTGGCTGTGCAGCGCGACGACGTCGCGTTCCTGGAGCGACTTGGTGAAGGCGCCGGGTGCGATCGTCTCGGTCCAATAGCCTCCGATATCGGTTTTGGTGTTGAACAGCGCCGCATAGCCGGCCGCGGTTCGGGTCTGCTGCTCCGCGGTCACGGCGCGGACCTCGATCGCGCTGCTAAACGCGCGCGTCTCGCGCCCGTCACGCGTCTTGCTGGTCGCCGGCGTCGTCATCGGCTGGATCTCCATTGTCGTTGATCGGCGGGCCGCCGTTGTGGCCGATCGTTGCCGTGGTGGTGCCCAGCGGCACGGTCGCGCCCTGGATGTAGAGCTTGGCGCCGGCACCGGACGGATCCGGCGGGCGGTTCTCGAGCGCGCGGGCCTCGTCGGGCATCAGCTGGCCGGTCTGGATCGCGCGGGCCAGGCCCTCGATCCGGCTCTTGAAATCGCCGCGCTGTAGGCCGTCGAGGCTATGCTCGACATATCGGGAACGTCGGCGCTGGCCGAACAGCTTGAGGTTGAGCTCATCCTCGAACGCCTTCGACCACTGGCCGATGACGTGCTTCACCAGCTGCAGATCCTGCTGCTCGGTATTGGAGAACGTGCCCTTGCTGAGATCCTGCAGGAAGACCGGCGGAAGGTTCCAGATCCGGGCGATCTCCTGGATCTGGAACAGCCGTGCTTCGACCATCTGGCCCTTGGCGGGCTCGATGCCGACCGGCGCAAGCTTGTGCCCGGGCGGGAGCCCGAAGAAGGGCTGTCCCGCCTTGCGCGCCTGATCCACCGCCCGCCAGATGTCTTTCATTGCCCGCTTAAAGCCGTCAGGCCCCTGCGGAAGGGGCCCCTCGAGCGACAGCGGCGGCAACCCGCCGGAGCCGAAAAACTGCGCCGCGAAATTCTGCATCGCAATTGCGAGGCCGATCGCGTCTTTTCCTTCCACGATCGGGCCGCGATGCGAGACCTGGTTCCGTCGGAGCATGAACGTCACGTCGATGACGTCGGACGCCGGATACTCGTTCTGCCCGACGCGATAGAAACGCCGGCCATTGCGGCGGAGTACCGTCGTCTCGTCCGGATCCATCGGCCAGAGCGCGACGGGTGCAATGCCGCGGCGCTCGATCCATGTCAGACCACGGCCGCCCGTGAAGACCTGCTCCCAAATGTAGCGCCGCCAGCCGAAACTGGACCATTCCGCATTGGGCGCCTCGTTGAGCAGCATCTGCAGCTCGCCGTCGACGCGGGCGGCGTCGCCGTTCTCCCCCTTGCGATAGGCATGGAGCGGCAGCGCCGCGAGCGTGCGGGACAGGAAGCCGACCGCAGCCAGCACCGCCGGCACCTTCAGGGCGGATTCGATGGTGACCGGGGGCAGCTGCACGCGGCTCGGGTCCATCTGCCCGAAGAACTGCATGAACTCGTCGTAGCTGGCGCTGATCGGGATCGTGGGGTTCTCGAGCGGATTGGGCGCGGCGCGCTCCTCCCGGCCGAGCATGCGAGCGAGCATGCCCATCAGGCGGCACCGCTCATGCTGAAATTGGGATCATCCCAAGGCGAAGTCGGCACTTCTTCCTCCTCCTTCGACATGGCGACGCCCAGCGCGCTGATCAGCGCGACCGGATTGTCGATCTTCAGGTGCGGCTGCCCATCGGGCTTGCGCGGGTAGACGTTGTCCTTCGCGTCGACCTGGCTGACTACGTTCGAGATCTGCCATTCCATGACGGGACAGCCGCCGTGGCGAATCCGGCCCGACTTGGTCAGCGCGTCGAGCTCCTTCATGGGCTCGCTGAAATTCAGCACCATCGGCCTGTATTCGAGCACCGGGACGCCCAGCTTCGTCAGCGTCGTCACCAGCATCGTGGCCTGGTGGGGATCGTAGGCGACGTGCTCGACCTGGAAGAGGCTCACCGCCTCCGAGATCGCGGTCTGGATCTCGTCATAGTCGATGATGTCGCCATCGGTGACGTCGAGCAGGCCCTGCGCGTCCCAGGCCTTGTAGGCATCGACATCCTGCACCCGGGTTGAAGGCACGAAGTACCGGCCGATGCGGATATACGGATCTTCCGCGGTCGCCTTCTCGCCGATCGGCAGAATGAGATATTCGAGCGCGGCAATGTCGATCTTCGACGCGAGGTCGAGGCCGATCTTGCAGCGTCGGCCGGCGAGCTCGGGCAGCGCCAGCGCATCGCGCGCCAGCATCGGCATTCCGGGATCGCGGCAGCGCCGCCAGGCCTCCACGTCGAAGAACGCGGCCTTCGTGGAAACCCAGAGGTTGAGGTGCTTCGTCTTGAAGACACCGGCCTTGCGGGGCGTGGCGATCGCGTCGCGCTGCCGCGCCTTCAGGAAGTCGGGCTCGATCGAAACGCCGAAGTTCGGGTTAGCCTTGCGGAGCGAGGTCTCCGCCTTCCAGTCGTCGCCCTCGTCGATCGAATACTCGACGAAGAAGGTCTCGTCGTCGAGCGGCGGGCCGCCATTGTGCCCCAGCCCGGCCGCGGCGAGGGCTTCGCGCGCCTCGTCCAGCACGCCGATGCCTTCCAGCCGCTTCCGCTGCTCCTGGATGGAGGAATAGCAAGGGCCAGCCAGATTGTCGCCGGCGGTGGTGATCAGCACCTGCAGGGGCTGCTGGCGGGCGCCCATGCCGGTCTGCATCGTGTCGACCTGACCGTCGTCGGCGTGCTCATGGTATTCGTCGTGGATTGAGCAGCTGGGGCTCTGTCCGTCGCCGGGGTCACCGACGATCGTCTCGAACTTGCTGTTATCCTCGACGCAGACGAGCGACTTGGCGTTGACCTCGATCCCGAACCGCCGGCACAGGGCCGGGGTCCGCTTGGCCATCAGCTGGGCGGGCTTGAACACCTCCCATGCCTGTTTCTCGTTGGTGGCACCCGAATAGACCTCGGCGCCGAACTCGCCATCGGCGCAGAGCATGTAGAGGCCGATGCCCGCCGACAGCGCCGATTTGCCGTTCTTGCGCGGCACGACGACGAACAGGACGCGAAAGCGCCGGAGGCCATCCTTCTTCCGCAGCCACCCGAAGGTACAGGCGAGGATCCAGATCTGCCACGGCTCGAGCTTGAGCGTCTCCTTCTTGCGGGCCCATTTGCCCTTGGAGTGCGGGAGGCGCTCGATGAACCGGCAGACGCGGCTCGCCTTCTCCTCGTCGAAGCGATGGGGGAACGCGTCCCGATCTTGGACAGACAGTTCGTCCAGGAAGCGTTGGCACTGCAGCCGGATCGACTTGCCGGCCGGGATCTCGCCCGAGGTAACGTCGCGTGCATATTGCTTCGCGATCAGTGCATACGGGCGCGCTTCCACTGCATCAGAAGTCGTCGAACTCGCCCGCCTGCGGCTTATCGCCGGAGGCGAGGCGTAGGGCGGCCGAGGGGTTTAGCAAAAGCTCGGCGAGCAGCGATTGCGCCTGACGCATGGCGTCCGACAGCATCGCTACCTCCGGCCGAGCTCGAACCATCTTCGTGACCACGGCGACCTTCCCCGCGCTCTTCACGGTCTCCGAGGTGAAGGTGTCGCCTTCCATCTCCAGCACGGCCTTCAGCCGCTGGATCTGCGACAGCCGTACCGCAAGCAGCGCGACGTGCTCGGCAAAGTGCGGGCTGGCCCGCCCCTGCTGCTCGAGGATCTCGGCGATCGAGCCGAAGGTGAGCTGTTCGAGGTCGCCTAGGTGCATGGGCGGCACCATCTTCCCGATGGCGACCTGGTCGGGCATCTCGAGCTCGCGATCGGCGCGATCCGTCCCCGCCAGCAGCTTCAGCGCCGGGTCTTTCCGTTTCCGACCACTGTTCGGCCGGCTGCCACCTCTAGCCAAGCAGCTTCTCCTCGGGCAGGCAGGCGTCGGGCAAAAGGGGGAGACACGATGGGGACTACGTACGCTGAGGAAGGCAACAAGGAGTCGCTCCGTAACGCGACGTTCCTGCAGGGCGTGACCGCCTCCGCTATCGCGTTCGCCCTTCATGAGGCGGCGGGTTGGCACTCCATCGCGAGCCTCGTAACCGCTGGCGTCAGCGTCGTTGCGTTCGCCGTGAGCTTCTACGTCGGCACGCTATATTCGCACGCCGTCCAAACCTTCATGGCGGTCGGAGCTCGGCTGCGGTCGAGACAATATCATCCGACCATGCACGAGAAGTTGCTGCGCCGGCAAGCCGAGGCACAGAGACAAACCGGCTCGCGATATCGCTGGCAGCTTCGGTTTATGCTGGTTGGCGCCGTGCTCTATTTCGCCGCCGTGGGCATCCATGTCCGCGAAGGGCCGGCGCCGGCAGGCACCGCTTCGGCGACAAAATAG